ATTGAGCTTGGTATCGAGCCAGTTGTTTACTGCAATGTCTGGGGCTTGGTTGCGCTGCATGTCTGCAAACACTTGCTCGCCTTGTCGGGCGCGCAACCCTTCGAGTTCTTCAGGAGAAAGTACCCTGCGTTTCAGTCCGATTATTTCATCTTCAACAGTTCCTGCCAACCAGTTGCCGCCTTTGGGCTTGATCACTTGGCTTTGCGTGCCTTGCGATAAACCACGCAATCCAGCAGCCAACGCGCCATCACGCTCCATGATTCCGGGCAACACGCGCTCGCCGTATCGTTCACCTGCTCGGCCAGCAGCCATCGCCGCCTTGTCTGCAGCCTTGCCTAGCGACTTGAATGCTTTGGATCCAACCTTCGACAGGCCTATAGGATCTCCAGCAACAGTCCAAGCCAGCGGGTTGAGCAGCGAGATCGCGTCAGTGACTTCTTCATGCGCTGGCGGCGGGCGCATGCCCACTTCATCCGAGGGCGGGTTCTGCAGGCCCAACGCGGTAGCCAACTCTGCCCGGACTCTCTCGCCATAACCAAGCGGCCTGATGTTGTCACCGCGCCGACCCATCACTCGTTGGCCAAGGTAATAGGGTAGGTCAACGGCCAAGTCAGCAACGGTTCCGGGAATATCAGTGGCCCATGATGTCAACCCGGACTTGACGGCCTGCTCACGCTCGGCCTGCTCTCTGGCCATGCTGTTGCGGAAGTCTTTTTCGTACTGCGAAACCGTAGTGTCACGAGGGCGCGGAGCAGCGAACGATCCTTGCTGTTTCAGGATGGCGTCCAGCTTTTCCATCGGCGTCTGCTTGGCTTCAGGCTTGCGGTAGCCAGTATCAAATGGCCTTGCCCGTGCCGCCTCGTCTTCACCGAGCAGCTTGAACTCGTCAATGTCACGGCGTTTCACTTTGCCGCCATCCTTGTAGTTGGTCATCGCGTCGATCAGATCCTGATGCGTCGTCTGGCTGTTGCCGCTCTTGTCCCAGACCGCGTGGTGGGCCAGATGCTGGTAGTACGGATCGAGGGCGGGGTCTAGCTTCAATCCTAGCGCGTCCTGACGGGCCGCCAAGCGATCAACGGCCTCGCGCCCACCCAACCCCTTGCCGCGGTCCAGAATGCTCTCTGGAATCTTTGTGGGCAGCGGCTGGCCGGCCGTGTGCAGGTAGATCTGCCGGGCATCGAAGGTCGGCAGGTCGCCCCGGCCGAGCAGTGACCCCACGAATCCAGACTTGGCGGCGGCAATTCCTTTCAATTGCTCGGCGTAGTCCCGGTAATCGTCAGGCAGGCCCATGATGGACTGGTTCAGGGTAGGCGCCATCTTCGGGACCATATCAACAGCACCCACCATTGCCTTGCCCAGCACATTCTGCTTGCCGAACGGCGCAAACTGGGACTGGATCTCGGCCACCGCCTTCTTGTCCAGCTCGCCTTTCATGGCAGCGTCCAGATACCGCTGGCCAGACTTCGATCCCAGCCAAGCGGCGAAGGCGCCCTCGGGTCGGACCAGCTCGTCGGTGCGTGGCACTTTCAGGCCAGCCTTGGTGGCGGTGTTGTATGAGCGGCCTTGACGGCCAATGCTCGACTGGGTGATCAGGTACGCCTTGAGCAGGTCACGAGAGGTCAGGTCGCCGGCAGCCGCACGCGCAGCCTGATCGGCCATGAACGAGCCGTACCCCTTCTGGATGTAGTCGGGGATCTCGGTCAGGTTCAAATCCTTGCTGACCGCCTCGAGCGGCCGCCAGTTCCAGTCCTGCAGCTTCTGGGTCGGCGGGTCGATGAAGTCTCTGACCGCCTTGTTTACCTTTGGTCCGCCCTTGGCCATGCCGCCGCCCGCAAACGGCTCAGGCAACTCAGGACGGTTGCCTGCAGTCAGTCCGCGCCGCTCAAGGTTCTGGTGTTCAGAGGCTGACAAATCAATTGGCAACAATGACCGGCTTTCGGGCGTGACGAAACGATTGAGGCCAAGCTCTTGTTTCAATGCCTCAAGGTACTCTTCTTGCGATCTGCGCGGCATGTGTTCTCTGAGCGCCGCTCGAGGCAACAGACTCCACAGCGTTGATTCATGCCCAAGCTCATCCATTGCAATGTTGCGATGGCGTCCTTCATGCCCAGAGATGTTGGGCAGCCATTCTGGCGCTTGGCGGTTGATTTCAAGAAACGGAACATCTGCCGCGCCACCGCCTTGGCGAGACATCTCCCGCAAGTATTGATCCACCGCAGGACGATACGGCTCGTCTACCTTTGCCGCAAATCTCTGGAACTCTCCCGGCTTGCCAATCATCAATGCCTTGGCATTGTCGCCAAGGAATGCGCTTTTCAATGCGTCCAGCTTGAACTGCTGCTCAAGGTTTTTGATTTCGTCAGCGGCCTTCTGCACGCGCTTGGCGCCGTACTGACCCTTGCTCTCCAAGACGGCTTTTTCCAGCTCTGACAGCTTGCCGGGGACAATGACAGATGGAGCGGAGCGCAACTGCTTGAGTGCGGCTTCAAGCGCCTTGGTTGACTTGGGCATGCGCCCTCCTAAACGGCATACGGATTCACCCGCTTCTTGCGGGTGTACAGATCGTCATCGTCGTCATCATACTCACGCTCGGGGTCAATATCAAGCCAGCCGGCATCACGCAGGTATCGCAGGGCCTGCGTACACGCATCGACATAATCGTCGTGCGTTGACTCGGGGAACGAGCAGATCTGACTGATCGCGCCCTCGGCCCAGTCCCTGACATATCCCTTCTTGGTGCTGCTCTCCGGGACCCAGACGCGGCCGGCGGCGATGATGTTGGACACGATGTTCAGGCGCTGGGTCTTGTCGGCCCTGCCCGGATTGTAGGCCCGGACGGGCAGGTGGGCACGCTGCAGGTCCTGTATCAGGCTGATGCCGGCCGACTTGTCTTCCACCAGTATCAGATCGACCCGCTTGCCTTCCTTGCCCTCGCCGTATGAGATCTTGTACTCCTCGATCACCTTGGGCCGCAGGTCGGGGTACTGGAGCTTCTCCTGCCAGCAGTCAATGATGAGGGCGGACATCGGCCCGTCGGTCGGCTTGAAGATGCCGAAGGTGATGCAGGCGGTCGGGTCTGAGTGGTTCTTGTCCGTGGCCGCGCAGTCATAGGACTGGAGGATGTACTCGAACTTCGGCAGCGCCTTGCCGGCCGGCCAGAGGCGGAAATGCTCGCGCCGGACGATGCCGCCGTCTTCCGGGTCGATGAGCTCGGCATATATTTCTTGGCGCCCGAGTTTCGTGCCCTCGTAGCTCAGGATCTGCTTGCGGAAGTTGTCGGACAGGTTCTCGAGGTTTGTATATGTGCTGGCGGTGGTCAGCACGACATCCTCGCCCTCCCGACCGATCAGCTCGACGATCAGATCCTTCGGCCGCGGCGTGGTGGTGCAGATGATGTGCGTCTTCTTGCCCAGTCGGACGCCGAACTGGATCTGGTCCCACGCTTCCTGCAAATAATCCCATGCCGCCAGCTCGTCGCACCATGCGCCGTGGAACTGCGGCCCCCGGAACCGCTCAGGCTCGGACGCCGGAATGCCCTTGATCAGCGTGCCATTGGTCAGCTTCAGCTCGTGCAGCGCCTTGTTGTAGTCCTCGATCAGCGGCGCCGGGATGACCGACAACAGGCCGGAGTCGCCCTCGAAGCATGTCGAGCGCACATCCGAGCTGGTCGGGGCGGCCACCAACCACCGCGTGCCGGGCTGCTTCCATGCCCACCAACCTATCTGCTCCGCGGCCGCTCTAGTCTTGCCGGCTCCACGCCCCGCCAAAAGCAGGAAAATCGACCACCAGTCGCCGTGCGGCAAAAGTTGGTGTTTGTGTGCTTTCTTGAGCCACTTGGCCCGCCACGCCCACGCCAGCTTGTACATCGGGTCCAGCGCATCGAACTGCGCCCGGACCTCTGGGTTGGCCAGCACGCTGAGGTCAGTCACCTACAGCCTTACTCAGCTCAAGGTTAATCAGCAGCTCCTCGAAGAACTGTTCCGCCTTCACATTGGCCTCGATATGAATAGGGTTTTTCTCGTCCCCCGCCAGCGCAAGCCGGTCGCCGTACCGTTTCGGGTCCCACTTGGCCAGCAGCTTGAGCCGCGTCTCGATCTGCAGCTTGCGGTGGCCGAGCATGTCTTCCTTGGTCACAGTAGCGCCGTCCTTGCCCACCACTTCCTTCATCCCCCACCGCGGCGTGTCGCTGATCAGCAGGCATTCCTCGGCAATCGCCTCATAACCAAGCACTCGCGCACGCGCGATGGCTCCCGAAAGGGCCTCGTCGCGCGCCATCCACTCGTATATCTTCTGCCACGCCGGCATGTGGTCATCCCTGCAGATCTGACGCAGTGGCTCCCCGTTTGAGAGTCTCTCGCAGATCTCTGCCGCAAGCTCTGGGGTGTACTTGCTTGGGCGCCCTGTCTTGCGTTTCTCTGGTACTTTGGTTTCCGGCATGATCCGTATTCCCTGTTGGTTGTCCGGCGCTTAGTGTAACTTAGTCCGCGAAAAGCGCCAACACGGCTGGGGGCTGAGAATTACGGCCAGATGGCCGGCGGACCAGACATTCCCGCCCCCAACCCCCATGCGTGTCACTCCCAGTCCCTGCACTCCACCAAGGTGGCATAGTCTCCGGGCCGGCCAATCGCCTCGTCAATCTCTTTTGCCGTGGCCAATGCTTCAGCTTTAGAAGACAGATCCACTATCTTTTGTATCAAGATGTTCCTCACAGTGACATCTTCCTCAACCTGCCTGATCTGCGGCTTCTGCTCGTCATGCCGGCGGATGACCTCGTCCGGCGGAAACAAGTCGCCGATCTCCATGCCGACCGCGGCCAACACATCATGTACATCGCAGCCACCAAAGCAATGGACCAACACCTTGCCGCCAGCATCACGGATCGACAGGCTGGGCGACTTGTCCTGATGCGCCGGGCAGCATGCGGTCCACGACCCGTTGCGGCCCCGGACTTTTTGCAGCCGGCCGATCAATGTCTCAACGGCGCTCATCGGTCGGCCCCAGAAGGCGGCGCCAAGGCCACAGACACGGGCGCCAAGAGTTTTCCAACGGCCGGTGGGAGAAAGACATGCTGCAACCCCGAAAAAGTGGCAAAAAGCCGCGCGTGCATTTTTG